AATTGCTTATGGTGAAACTCAAAACAAATTAACAGAACTCCAAAAAGATGTCTCAACAGCAACAACCCAGCATATAAGTAAAGAAAGTGTTGGTCAAATGTTAGCCAATAGAGATATTAAAATTCAAATAGTTTCTGATGATGTAAAAGATTTAAAGACTGAAGTAAAAGAAAATCAAAAACTCCTACAACAAATCCTTAGAGAAATGCCGAGGAGTAAACCAGAATGACTGAATATTTTAGCCATAAAGAACTTGCTTGCCCTTGTTGTGGTAGACAAGAAATGAAGCCAAAAACCAGAGCAAGATTTAATGCATTACGTGAAGATGTTGGATTTCCAATGTATATGACCTCTGGCTATCGGTGTCCTCAGTACAATACCGAAAAAGGCTATACTCAAACCCATGCCACAGGACAAGCTGGTGATATTGCATGCTCTCATGGTAAGGCGTTAATCATTCTTAGCAAAGCCCTCGAACATGGTTTTACAGGGATTGGCGTTCAACAAAAAGGAGTTAGACGGTTCATACATCTTGATGATTTAGATGAGCTTTTCCCAACTAGACCTAGACCCCATATATGGAGCTACTAATGAAAATATTAATTACAATAATGATACTGACAATATTGTCAGGCTGTAAAACACTTGAAAACTATGAGTTTGGCGACTTTTCGAGAAAGGCAATAGAAAAAAAGAAGCAGTACTGCTCTGAAGAAAACGAAGCAGAAAGAGATTTAATATTATTTGCAATTCACAAGTTTGAACCGGCATGGATACCGGTGTGTGAAATATTTGAAGGTGATAACACTCAACCAGGCGATATCTAATCATGAAAACGATGGTTATTTTCCTTCATGGCTATAATGTATGGGATGGAGGAATTCAAACGGTCGGAAAACTAAGGTCATTCTTTGTTACCTATCCTAATACAGTCTATGTCATGATGAATTATGGTCATTTCACCCTTATTGAAACACGCTTTAAGAATGACGGTGTTGCCAAGCGATTAAGTAAGGCGGTAACTCATGCTAAAGAAGGTGGTTTTCGAGTTATAGTCGTAGGTCATTCAAATGCAGGTTCAATCATACATCGAGCATCTAACAAATACCCTTGCCCGATTGATAAAGCAGTGCTGATCAATCCAGCCCTCAGAGCAAAGCTTGCACCTGGTGAATGTATCAAATCAGTTGATGTCTGGCACTCACCATCAGACAAGGCGGTGAAATTTGCCAAATGGATACCATTTAGAAGGGCATGGGGAGAAATGGGCTCAGTAGGCTATCAAGGCGATGATCCTCGGATAACAAATTACAACAAGGAAAAAGATTTCCCTGTTTCAAGCGATGAGCATTCAGACGTATTCACTGCTGAGAAAATAACCTATTTTGGTCCCTTAATAGCTGAAATTGCTTTAAGGCGTGTTATTCTTCCAAGTGAACCAGGGTCGATAGAGACTACCAACTCAGAGCAAGAAGCTTAAGATATTTTACTGCAAAGGGCGAAAGCCCTTATTTTATTAGAGGTTAATCATGGCAACATATACAGAACTAAGAGAACTATTCGGTAATAGTGAATTACTTAATAAGGTAGAGGTAGCGGTTATTGTTGCTGCCGATGGACTTTTAGGTGGAACGCCAGCGCCCAAGGATAAAGCGTGGGCTGCAGCAGCCTTTAGTAATCCTAAAGCAGAAGCTAATAAAGCTTTAAAGGCAGTTCTTGCTGATAATAAAGATAATACAGTAGCACAGATAACAGGCGCATCTGATGCAGCGATACAAACAAAAGTGACTGCTGTTGTACCTGTTCTCGTCGACGTTTTGGCAGGAGTATAAATTATGGCTGCTAATGATATTACCTACGGAACAATAACGGTATTGCCTAATATAAGTCGCTTGAATTCTAACGTTATTAATCTTGCAGAGGCCTTCGGTGAGATAGAAGGTTTAGGTGAACTAGGTAATAATATTTATATAGAAGTGCCTATCAATGCATCTTCTACGGATGGTACTTATGATTTACACCTAGTAGAGTCTCAAGATGGTGTAGAGTGGACAGATAATATTGATCCTGCCGATGAGGGTGATGTAGCAGCTAAACTATCGGATGCTATACTTATAGAAAGTTCAAGCACTGTTTTTAATGCATCAAACAGAACTGAAGTTAGGTTCCATGTACAAATTGCAATGCTTAGCAGTGCTAAATTTATTGGGTTTGTTTTAGTTAATAAATCAGGCCAGAGTATACCCGTTAGTGGTTCAGCCGGGAATTCAGTTACATATAAAATAGCTGCATAATTATGGGCATATTCCAGTTACCAGACATATACCATTCTGATTTTCAGAGTCCAAGAGTAAAGCCTTTTTATGCTGTGAGGATTAAAAAAAGGCATCCTCTAACTAAGTTTCTTGCGGGTTGTTTTGTTCTACAGAATGATATAGCTATTGATTTAGTGGATGGTTCAAAGCTGACTAATGTTAATGGAGTAACGACCAAAGGCACTCCTGAAGGTTTGGAATATGAATTTGATGGTGTTGACCAGCGTCTGGACGCAGGTGATAAAGACAGATACTCGTTTGGCGCGGGTGAGATGTCTATATTTGTTAAAGGTAGTTTTATCAGCGATGCATCTGACCATACTATAGTTTCTAAATATTTCGATAATTCCCCTTTCGTTGGGGAATATCATCTGTTCCTTAATACTAATGACACTATGGGGTTTCAGGTTCTTGATGGGAATGCCGCTATTAGATGCTTTAGAACGTCCACATCAGCAGTAACTAACTCAGGCACTTATGGTGCAACTTGGGACGCTAGTGGCGTGGATGAAGGGGTGATAATGTATAACAATGGTTTAGCTATTGCATCCACGGGTCAAGGACAGGATGCATCCTATGTGCAAATGGAGAACACAACAGCACCATTACTACTAGGCGCAGGCTTGACCGGTTCTCCTTTTGCTAGTTTCCTAACAGGTCAATTAAATGTATTCTATTTATTTAAAGATAAAGTACTATCAGCAGTAGAAAATATATCATTAGACAATAAACCATATCAGTTATTAGAGTTAGTAATATCACCACAACTCCCTATATCAGAAGCAGTAGTAGCAGCTGGCGACTTATTATTAACAAATAGATCTATAGCTAATTACCAAGGAATGAGACAATGATAGTTACAGCAGGCTCAATAGACCGAAGTGTTTATTATTACATTGTACAGGACGCAAGTGGCGCGAGTCCTGGTGAACCTGTAACTGGTTTATTGTTCTCTGACATAGAAACGGGCGGATCAGCTTCTTTCGTGCGCCAAGGCGCTGCCAGGGTAGATTTAACCCTTGTTACTTTATCCTCAGCCAGCACAACGCATACCGATGGTGGTTTTATTGAGGTTGATGCAACGAATATGCCTGGACTTTATCGTTGTGATTACCCTGATGCCGCCTGGATCACTGGAGTTGACCAGATATTTTGCCAAATTGTCGTAGCCGCCGCGAAAAATGCAGTAGCCGCCCCTATTCTTATCGATTTAACTGATGTTGATTTAAGAGATTCAGTCAGAGCAGGACTAACAGCGCTTCCAAACGCAGCGGCAGATGCAGCCGGAGGATTAGTTGTCAGTGATTCTGGTGGCCTAGATATGGATGGTGTATTAAGTGGTAATACACCTCAAACAGCAGACAATGACACTAAATTAACCACTCTACTAGCCAGGATAATAGGAACCCTAGCAGCAGGCACACATAATCCAGCAACAGCAGCACAAATAGCCGTTTTAAGTGATTGGATAAACGGTGGTAGACTTGATTTGATATTGGATATCATAGCTGTAAATGTAGATGGGCTTGACGGTGCAGCAATGAGGGGAACTGAGGGAGCACTTACAGATAAAGCAGGTTTTTCATTATCTGCAATAGGCCTTGATTTAATCGCATCAACAGCTATAGGCATGGTTGAAATTGCTAAAGCGATCTGGGATAGGGTGCTTACTGGAGCCACACACAACATTCTTAATTCAGCAGGAAGAAGAGTTAGAGAGGTTATTGATACAGTTGTATTGTCTTCAGATGAGGCACAAGCCGGTACAATTAACACTATTACACTAGCAACCGGAGAGCCATCGGTTGATGGAACTTATGACCCTGCTGTTGTAACCATTGTGGGAGGCACAGGTATAGGACAAACAAGACTTATACTTCAATATGAAGGGTCTACTCGAATTGCTATAGTTGACAGAAATTGGAAAATAACTCCTGATGCCACTTCGTTTTATACAATTACATCAGACCCTGGTCGTGAACATGTAAACGAAGGATTGGCACAAGCTGCAACAGCAAATACTATCACTCTTAATACATTAGCAAGTTCTATTGATGATATTTATATAGGTCAATTAGTATTTGTAAGATCAGGAACTGGTGATGACCAAGCAAAACTTGTAACCGATTACGATGGTTCTACAAAGATTGCTACAATAGATACTCCATGGGGAGTTGTTCCTGATGGTACTTCAGCTTATGTCATGTTACCCACAAGCCCTGTTTCGCTATCAACAGCCACACAAGCAAGCATTGATTCAATTCAAACACAAATAGGTATAGCTGGTGCGGGACTTACTGATTTAGGCGGTATGTCAACAGCAATGAAAGCTGAGATATTGGTCGAAGTTGTTAAATTATACGCCACTCAGATGGCTGAGGACTATGCAGCCGATGGCACAGCGCCAACATTAGAGCAGGCACTCATGCTTATTCAGCAGGCGTTAACAGAATTTGCATTTGCAGGTACAAGCAACACAGTTAAAAAATTGGATGGAACTGCAACAGCAGCCATAATGACACTGGATGATGCAACGAACCCAACAAGTAGCACTAGAACAACATAATGAGTATCGCGAGTGTAATAACAAGAGGATTTAGTAATGGTTCTTTTGTAGGATCAATAGCAGAACTTGTAACAAGAGGGTATTCTATAGGTGCTGATATAGATGTTATTGGATCGTTTGATAGTGAATTATCCGTATTAAACGCCTACCAAAGAAAAATATCAGTAAGTAATAGCTATTCTTCTGATGTAAGCGTACTTAATGCATCAACTAGTGATATAAGCGTAAAATAAATAAGTGAATCAATATGAGCAACGAACTAACATTAAATAATTCAGTAGCTTTTGAGTTAATATTGAGCAATAAACTAAAAACCCCAACAGAAGTTAATGACGCAACGGTTACAGTAACAATTTTTGACTCAAATGATGTAGAAGTGACTGGGCAAGTCTGGCCAGTAACGTTAGATTTTGTAGCTTCATCAAAAGGCATTTACCGAAAAACAATACCGCCCATATCAGGGCTTATCGATAAAGATATATACCATTTAATTTATGATGTAGTTGGAACAGATTCATTAGAAGGCGAGTTCTGTTTAGATGTAAAAGCGGATAGTTGTTAAGGAATGGCTTATGAACAGTAGCAAAGAATATCCAAAAGGATTTAAAGTTACACGTATACCTAAAAACCCTAAAATTGCAACAAAAACAATAATAGTAGAAGTTAAAGTCGCTTGGTGGTTCAGATATTTATATGTGCCTGGACTTGTGTTTATGTTTTATATTTACAATACGTTAACTGATACTAATATTAAGATAGAGCCTAATTGGGATAAAGTTAACGAAGTCATCGACAAAGCACTTACAGCCAAACTAGTAAGAAAATGAAAAAATCAACCACCAAAGCAATTAAAAAAACAGCAATTAAGAAGCCTGTTAAGAAAGCTATTAAAAAACCCACAAAGAAACCAATCAAAAGAACCACCAAAAAAACTCCTAAAAGAAAAATAGGTAGGCCAACCAAGTACACTCAAAAACTAGCAGATGAAATATGTAGCAAACTGGCTGAAGGCGAATCAATGAGAACTGTTTGTAAGCCTACTAACATGCCATGTAAAGCTACATTGTTTAAATGGTTAAGGACTAAAGAAGAGTTTCTAGACCAATACACGCGCGCGAAATTAGAGAGTGCAGACGCCTTAACCGATGAGATGCTTGATATTGCGGATGATGCGACTAATGACTGGATGGAGAGACAAGGTAAAGACGCAGAAGGCTATGAGGTAAATGGCGAACACATTCAACGCAGTAGATTAAGAATAGAAACCCGTAAATGGTTATCATCTAAACTCAAACCTAAAAAATATGGTGATCGTACAAATCTAGAAATCGACATTAAAAGCGGTGAAAGATTATCACCATGGAGCGATGTAAAAGCATCCATCGATGAGTAGTTATGTCAAAAACCCTTGACTGGAAACCGCAAGCAGCATACGCCGAATATTTCCATACTGATGCTCAAGAAATAATCAATCGACGAACCGTATTCAAGGAAGATATTACTCACTTTGTAGCAAGGGGCGGAAGGGGATCTGCAAAAACATTCTCTTTTGTCGATGCCGTTGTTGTTGAAGCCTCAATAAGACGAGTTCGCGTTCTTTGTACCAGAGAAATTCAAGACTCAATAGATGAATCTATAAAGGCTGAAATAGAGGCAGCGATATATGACCGGGGTCTAGAACATTTCTTTGATATAAAGGAAAAGAAAATAACCGCACCAAATGGCTCGAAATTTATATTCAAAGGTCTGAAAAACAACATTAAAAATCTAAAGTCGATATCAAGTGTTGATATTGTCCTATGTGAAGAGTCGGAAAACATAACAAAAAACTCATGGGAAAAGTTTCTACCTTCGATTAGGCCAAGGAACCCATTTGGCGAGCGCGGCAAAAGACCTATTATTATTATCATTTTTAACCCTGATGATGAGTTAGATGATACCTATCAGAGATTTGTAATAGATCCACCACCAAGAACAGTAACAAAACTGATTAATTGGCGAGATAATAAATACTTCCCTGAAAATCTGGAAGAGCAAAGATTACATTCATTAAAAACAAGACCATTAAAAGACCATGAGCATGACTGGGAAGGCAAGCCAAAATCAGCCAGTGACGATGTTATCATTGATCGAGAATGGGTAAGGGCAGCGAGATTTGCCAGCAAACGCGAAGGATTTACCCATACAGGTGATAAAGTTGTTGCATACGACCCATCAGGCCAGGGTAAAGATAATAACGCTGTTGTATTTGCCCATGGCAATATTGTGAAAATGATCGATGAATGGCTTAAATCAGACGACCTAAGAAAAGCCAGTTATAGGGCTTACGATCACTCAATAGAAAAACCATGCAGTTAAATTCGTCTATGATACATGCGGCGGCCTTGGTGACGGTGTATCAGTATTCATAGATGATAAGAAGGATCTGGCAATTGATGAACTGAATGAGATTATTGTTGAAGGATCAGTTCAGGAAAAAAGAAGTGCTGTTATTGCCAAAGACATCGAGAATAATAAAACTATCTTTCCTTTTGATGCTGGAGGTAGTGTTGTTTGGGCAGATGAAGAAATGGCAGGTATTGGCAAAACATGGGGTGAACAGTACTCAAACGCCAAAGCTCAAGCACATGGAATAACGGCTCAGAAGCTCTATAATACTTTTAGATTCGTTACATTAGGCGAGACTGACATTGATCCAAACGATATGATAAGCATTGACATAGAAGATGACTCCTTATTTAATAAACTTGTTAAAGAGCTATCATGTGCCCTATGGGTTAAGTCTGGGGTCAATAGCAAAAAGAAAGTTGAGGACAAAAAAGCAATGGAGAAACGAACAGGGCAAAAATCACCTAATATTTCAGATGGCTTTATAATGTGCTATGCTCCACAGGAGTTACAGGCAACCGCCGGCACCTTTGATTGGTAAAATAAATATGTGGACACCATGGAAAAAGAAAGACTCTAATTTAATCGTCCTAGATAACGCAACTCAACATGCTGACAGTTATTTTGGCGTAATACTCAATACCGTTAGAACACTTAGTCGTCGATTAGGTTCAGGCGGGTTGTTTGGTATATCTCCAGACGGAAAGAGAGACTTCAACGCTTTGTTTGGTTATGGTGAATTTCTAGATTATGCCGATTACCTGGCAATGTATAAGAGGGGCGGCATTGCCAATACTGTAGTCGCAAAGGTAGCAAAAGCCTGCTGGCGAGATATGCCAATTATTAAAGATGGCGATAATGAAATATTAAAAGATGAACTGAATGCGCTAAAGAAAGCTAAATTCTTCAGGGCGATGGAAAGAGCTGATATTCTAAATCGTATCGGCAATTTCTCAGTATTGGTTATTGGCGTTGCAGACGATCAAGATTTAGATAAGCCTGTTGGCACTGCTCAGAAAGACTCTTTCAAATCAATGTTCTTTAATCCCTATAGTTATGATGGCATTGAAATAGTTGAAACAGATAAAGATCCGGCATCTCCCAGATTTGGTTTACCTGTCCTTTACCAGCTGCAGACAATTGATGTTGATGGTTCAAAGCGAAAGCAAACACAAATAATTAGTCGTAATGTCCATTATTCCAGAATAGTTCATCTTGCAGAGGGAATGTTAGATTCTACAATAGAAGGAACTAGTGCTTTACAGGCTCCATGGAATGCACTAACGGATAAAGAAAAGATAAGAGGAAGTAGCGCAGAATCATACTTCAGAAACTCCAGGCAAAAACTGGCACTTGAAACCACCGAAGGCGCTAAAGCATCAACTAATCCAGCAGATAAGGCAGCATTAAAACAAAATGTTGAGGACTTCCAAAACGGTCTAGAAGATGTTCTCAGGCTGAATAATATGAAAGCCAACATGTTACAACCACAAATTGCAAGTCCAAGAGAATCGTTTGACATATGTGTTGAAGAAACTGCAGGAACAACAGGAATTCCAGTTAGGATATTAACCACTAAAGCTGGTGGCAATGTTACCGGTTCAGAAGATAAGGCAACCTGGAACGCTCTTGTTGGCGATCGGCAAGATCAAGAATGTTCAATCTACTTACTTGATGCACTAGGAATAATGAACGAAGCCGGAATATTGAAACTGCCAGAGAATGCCGAAGTTGTTTGGCCCGTTCAATCATCGCTTAGCGAGAAAGAAGCTTCTGAATCAATGAACAATAAAGCATCAGCATTTAAATCAACCGTTGATGCATTGTCATTAATAGGAGGGGATGAAGTGGTTGCTGAATCAGCATTTAAGGCGATTGGGCTTGAGGATATTGAAATAGATGATATTGGTTTTAGCAAACACGACAAAAAGATAGAAGAAGATATTAATCGTTTAGTCGGTGGAAGTTTGCATAAAAAGGATTTAGAAGAAAATATTAATTAATACGAGGAGTTATCATGACAGTTCGCAGAGTTGAAAAAGAGGCTTTAATAGCTGCTACCATTACTTTTGATCAAAGTGATGCTCAATCACAGAAAATAGATCCCAATTCACCTAATAACTTTATTGATGTAATTAGTTTAGATGGTCTTGGTGGTGATCCAGTCATCCCTACTACCGGAACTTTTGAGATACACGTTAAAACAGATGAGAATGGTGGATTTAAAGCTATAGCCGATAATGGCTCTCTAGCAGCAGGAAAAACAGGCGGCTCTGCTTTGGTAGACGGTATTGCAGAGGGAGCAAGCTTCACAGGATTGCCACTAGAAATAAAAATAGTACCAACTACAACAGATGTTGCGGTAGCATACCGAGTGTTAATCAAGCAAACTAGCGCACAATAAGGAGTTACTATGTCTGCTTTAGCACCTGCTTACATACAGCCACTAGAGACAAGCGGTCGTGGTGACACTGGTAGTAAAATCGTAATTCAAGATCAAACTACTAGAATGCTTGAGTTATTATTTACTAATAAGCTCGCCAAATTTCAATTGGCATCTTCACCTGATCCATTATCTAATACTTTCGACGTTTTAGCTGGCCACAGTATAGTTGTAGGTAATATTATTGAATTAGGTAAAGTTGATAATTTTATACAGGCCGAAGTCATCACAGTAGTTACAAATACTATAACAATAAATCAGATCATAGGCGGCGTTTACCCGACTGGGGTAGATTTTGATAACTCATCAAAAGATATGCGGGTAGATGGGTCATCAACTCCAGTGCTATTTACCTTAAAGCCTTCGCCAGGACAATTTGGAGATATTACTAGAATTATATTAGGAATTCAGTCTGTGACACAAATGGATTTTAGTTTGTTTGGTGGAGCAGCTGCCCTATCTAAAGGTTGTTTGTTGAGAGTAAAAACAGCTAATGGTGAATTCAATAATTTATTCAGTTGGAAAAGTAACGGAGGATTTACAATAAGATCATTTGATTCAATATTTCAATCTAAAGTTGGCGGCGGCGAACATTCTTTCATTGCTCGGTCATCATTTGGCGGACAATCTAAACGAGGTGTGGTCGTCAGACTGGAAGGGCTAAAGGGTGAAGAATTGCAGATTGTTATACAAGACGATTTAACATCTGGTAACACTTTAGTCGAAATTGTTGGACAGGGCCACGAATTGGAACTGTAATTTATGGCATTAACCAACAATCCAAACAAAACTAAAACCATTGAAAAAGCTTGGAATCGTGAAATATCAAAACGGTGGGCTAAATTTACTGCAGCTGTAGAAGAAATTCCACTTGGCTCAATAATTACTAATATCACCGACCCGGAGCAGGCTGAAATAGATCGCTTTTTAGAAACTTACGAGTTCTTAGCCAACCTAATTTTGCTTGGTACTGATGGCGGGGAATGGCAAAACAAATATCAAACTCTTGCATATGAGAGGTCGGCACAAAGAGCTATTAATGATTCCAGATCGCTTTTTACTACTGAAGAATTAGAGGTTATTTTTCTATTTAGTGTATCCGTGGCTGGTGTTTTGTTGATGCCAGCCAATAGAAATGAATTAAACTTTCTCCATATAAGAGCAAATGATGCATTAAGAGGGTGGATTCAAGGATTAATCAAAGATACCAAATCCATTATTCATGATAATCATGGGAAGCTTAGTAAAAACGAGCTTATAAATCTTCTTAAAGATCGTATAGGTTTCTCAGAATCCAAAGCAAGAATGATCGCCACAACCGAGATCACACAAGCTGCACAAAGAGCGTCAACAGTCCAAGCCCAAGCGCTTGAAGATGCTCTTGGTGAAACAGTTAAGTTACGATGGATAACTCAGAATGATATTAAGGTTAGACATCTTCATGCTGGATGGCATGGGTTAAAATTCACACCAGAGCAGGCTGAAGTTAATATTAATATATCCCCATGGAATTGTAGGTGTGGTTTGAAACCTGTTGTAGAAAGCAGAGACACAAAAAAAGTAAATAAGCGATTTAAAAAAGAGAGAAAGATACTTTTAGCAAGGCAAGGCCAAAGGGTTGGCTAAATTAACCAAATAATGTATTATATAACCAAATAGTAAGGGCTTATAATGTCAAAACTACTAAAAATACTAATCAATTCCAGAACATCAGGTAAGTTTAAACGCGAAACAATCGACGGACGATCTCATATCGTTACTACAATGATGCCTATTCGCGGCGACATTACCATGAACAGTATTTTTTACTCGGATAAAGAAGTTGCCAACAGCTTCATGCAGCTGGATATGTTGCCAGCCCCTAATAAGCATCCCACAGTAAATGGTGTTAGTGTTCCTGCTTTCCATCCAGTAGCCAACAACAAGCATAATATTGGCGCATTTCTTCGTAATCCACGAAAGAAGGGTAAGCGTGTATTTGTAGACCTTCTAATAGATGAGGAAATTGCAAACAATACTGAAGACGGAAAGGAAACCATGAGACGGGTCGAAGCTAACGAAAAGATCGGAGCTTCTACAGGATTGACAATAAACCAGGTGTTTAATAAAACCGGCACTGATGATTTCGGTAAAAAATTCACCAAAGAAGGTAAAGGATTCAACTTTGATCATGTGGCAATTCTCTTAAATGAACATGCAGCTGGTGAACATGCAGGAACTGAAATTGTTCTAAATGAAGAGGACTATGAAGTTTTAGTCCATAACGCTGAATGGAAAATTAACGAGCTTTCAACCTCTGATCTCCACCAAGGGCTAGGAGAGTTAATCAAACCATCAGCAGATCATTCTTTTTCATGGGTTATAGATATAAAACCAGAAAGCAAAGTTGTATTTTTTGCAATAGAGTTAAGTAATAGCCCAAAAACAATATTCAAGCAGTCTTACGCTATTGATCAGAATGACAATATAACCCTGCTTAATGATAGAGTAGAAGTTATAGAAAACCCTGAAAAGTTTATTACTAAACAAACCACAACCAACCAAGAGGTAGACGAAATGGACAAAAGTAAACTCGTCCTGGCTATCATCGGCAACAACGCGAACAAGTTCACAGTCGCAGATAATGACCGTTTAACGGCTATGTCTGATGATAAATTACTTGCCATCGTTGCTTCAAATGTCGATGAAGATGGAGCCAAAACAATCTTAACCAATGCCGGTTTTGATTTTAAGTCCTACGAATCTTTCGTAGCAAACAAGGCAGACTTTAACCTTTATCAAAAAGATAAGGCCGAAGTATCGAAAGGTGTTATTACTAACATTGTTGAAAACTCTGATTACACGGAAGATATGTTGAAAGGCAAATCAGCTGAAGAGTTAGATCTTATCAACAACATGCTAACCCCTGAAAAGGTAGCAAAACGGCTTGGTGAACAACACCAAAACATTCACACTAACGCAGCGAAAGATGCTGTTGTTGATTACTCATAAGGGGATAAGAAATGAACACGGTTTCTTTAAAAGCTGGCATAGCTGGCACACCTATTTTAAACGAGCGAATTGCAGCAGCGGCTGGTATTTTACCTGGCCATTTAGTTGCTGAAAGTTCTGGTAAAGTTGCAGTTCATGCTGGAGCTGGTTTAAGTGCGCAAAAACTATTTGCTCAACGCAATATAGCAGTAGCTGGCGAACTTGACACAGCTTATCTAGACGCTGAAACGGTTAGTTATGGCGCTTATCACTCAGGGCAAGAAGTTAGCGCATTATTAGCAGCTTCGGCAGCAGCCATTGTAGATGGTGATGCTTTAGAGTCTGCTGGTGACGGTACTTTGCGAGTGCAAACAACCGATTCAGCAACGGACGACACACAACGGGATTCAGTGGTAGCTTATGCTACGGAATCAGTCGATAACTCAGGCGGCGGTACAGTCGTTCGCATTAAAATCCGCGTAGCGTAAGGGGAATAACATGAACAAGTTTAAATTAAATAGCTCAATGGGTATTTCTCGTGCTGAACTCGCTGCTAATATTGCAATGGCAGGCAGTGCTTGGAATCAATACGGTGAACTTCACCAAGAAGTATTTGCTGAAAATGGGCTTAATAAATATCTGTTGGTTAACACTGATGGAAAAGTTATAGCCAGAAACTCAAGTTCAGCTGAAGCAGTTAAAAATGCGCTTTACAATAATGCAACGACTTTACGCCATGAGGATTTTCTAACGATCATTCAAATGATCACAGATATTCGCCGCCGTAAATTGAATGGCATACTGGATTTGCAAGAAGCTGGTCTTTCTGTACCGGCAGCATTAAGTGATCAAATTGTTGGCGTTGAAAGTGTGAGTGATTTCGAGGATGCGAAACAAGAGCAAAATCCAAATTCATATCAGGACAACGATACCGAGTTTACGGAAGTGTTCACTCCTAATCCTATCACTCATCAATCGTTTACGGTGCCATGGCGTCAACAAGGCTTTAACTATAAAGCTTCTGCTGGCTTGAGCAACACCATTAGAAAGGTTTCAGAGCGACTTGAAGAAACGCTCTTTAATGGCAATACTGCAATCAAGGTTAGCTTTGGCGGTTCTTTACAGAGCATTTTCGGTTATACAACCCATCCAAATCGTGGAACATTCACAATTAGTGAGTGGGACTTGACCGCTAATAATGACAAGATTGTTGATGAAGTTATTGCAGCGATTGGAAGCATGTTTGCAAACCAGGGCGGCGTTGAAATGGATAGTGTGGTCATGTACTTCCCTAAAAACTTCAAAGGAGCAATGGATCGGGATTATGTTTCTGGCTTCCCTTCAAAAACGGTTGCAGGGCGTATCAAAGATATTCCTGAAATCAAGGATGTTAAATTTGGTGAGAAGTTGGCAGATGACCAGGTTGTATTTGTTGAAATGACAGATCGAACCATTCAGCTTGCAGTGGCCAGTGATATTATATCAGTGCCACACATCAAGACTAACCCAATGGCTTCACAGGTAATGACTACTTATGCCGCCATGGTTCAGATCATCAAGTCTGATTCAAATAACAACACCGGCATTTTGCACGCTAGTGTCTAACCAGTAGGCGGGAGAAATCCCGCTTTACTCAAGGAATTAATCATGGCAGATAAAAAAGAAAAGTATGTTGTTACTCAAAAACATACATTAGATCATAAGGTCGGCACTGTTATTTCATTGACAGAAAAGAGAGCAGCTTCACTTGTCAATAAGGTCCAGCTTCAATCAGAATTGTCGTTAGCCGGTAAGCCAGCTCAGGCTATTAAAGATTTAGAGGATGAAAACTCTAAACTTAGTGATGAAATGACCACGCTTGTGGATGAAAACACTAAGCTTATAAATGAAATAAAAGAACTCAAGAAGCCAGCTAAGTAATGGCGTCAAGAGTAACACCAGCAGAGGTCAAAGCTATTGTTTCAACGGCTTTGGCTGATGCTATTATTCAAGTTTGGATTGATGGTGCAAATTCGATTGTTACCGAGAATTCAGATTGCATCAGCGGTGGTGAGGATGTATTAACTCAAGTCGAGTTATATTTGTCTGCTCATTTTATCGCAATGCTCGATCCATCTTTAAAAGGATTTGTAACAAGGGAAAAGCTAGGTACCTTTGAAACATCCTACTCGAACCCAGTCACACTGAAAAATACTATCGATAACACGACCTATGGCACAACCGCAAACATGCTATCAAACGGATGCCTAGCAAATACTACTGACAAGGCGTCCTCGGTCGAATTTTTCTAATTTAACAGGAGCCTATTATGTCCACTGAAAAGAAAGAAAGAAAATACCCTAAAACATTAGTATTACTATCCAAAGACGAAGCTAAAACGCGAGTCCATAAACGCGATGTTAAGCATTATGAGTCTAAAGGCTGGAAGGTTGTTAAGTAAATGACCTTTGAAGCAAGGGCAATTGCTACAGTTCAACGACTTTTGACAAAGTACGGCAAACTAGGACGAGTCACTATTCGCCGAGATACTACCGGAATTGAAGATCCAGTAGCTGGTGAAATAACCGGCTCAGCTCCTGTTGATACCCCTCTATTGTCTGCAACAATTCCTTTGCGCGAAAGCTTAATTGATGGCGAAAGAATAGTTGCTACTGATATTGCCTTTTCTTGTGATAATGCTTTTGAACCTATAATGAGTGATACTGTTTTGATCGATAAAAGGACATATAAAATTATTCGGATCATTCCTTTAGATGCAAACGGCACTGTTATTTCTTTCGAGGTTGTTTGTCGTGGCTAGAAAGGTTGTCAAATTAAATGCTCTTGGCGGTGCTATAGCTTCGGTTGCAAGGGCAGAAATCGAAAAAGGTAAGGCAAGAACCAATAAAACTCTCCGGGGCTTAGTTGTTAAGTTTTGGGGAAATACTATTAACACTACTCCTTTAGGTATCGGCAAGCGTCGAGGCAGAGCAAGAGGAAGTTGGATTGTTGGTGAGTCGGTTACTAGTGAGACAGGAACACCAAACAAGAAAAAAAATGGTGAAAGGTATGTGGCAGAAAGACTACCTAAAAAACTATTAGGGAAAAAGGTGTTTTTATTTAGTAGTAATCCCTATATTAATGTTTTGGAATTTGGTGGTTATCCTGACCCCGTAAAAAAAGGCACATTTGTGAAAGGCAAAGGATTTGAAATAAGATCGGCAAACGGTTTTTCAAGGCAAGCACCTAAAGGCATGGCAAGAATTAATGGTTTTAATCTTCGAGTGGCAATTAGAACGGCGTTCAAATAATGGGTAGCTATCACGATATTCACAAGGCATTAACTCAGAAGGTTATCGATCTTGTTTTAGGTGTTCCGATAGCTGGTGAAGATGCAGACTTTGATCCAAGTGATTTCTTTACTCTGGGTTATGATGCGCAAACAGTTGATTTCACAGTTGGCAAAATATTGACGGGTACCACATCAGGCGCAACTGGAAGGATTAGGATTGACATTGATTCAGGCGCAACCGGCGTATTAACGCTTGATAGGATTGTTGGCGTATTTCTCGATGATGAACCTATAACAGACTCATTAACTGGCGCGGCTGTGGCT